AATATGATTCAAGCGGCTAATGTTGATGGCAATTCCGCGTTTGATGCAACTGTAGCAATTAATACACAAGCTAACGGCGCCGGAACATCTTACGCTTTAATTTCAACAGCTTCAGTGCCGGCTGACGCGTCGCTTATCGTAATTGATAAGTCGACATCGTTTTATCTTGAAGAAGATAAATCGATTCTTGTTACCTCGAACACCGCAAGTAAAATTTCTTTTGTTACTAGTTACGAAGAGATTTCCTAATGAGTCATCGCTGGCTTGGCGGGTTTATAACAGCTACACAAAATCCGCTTAGTAGTACTTTTGCTGTAGACGTACCATCATACGTGACCTCTGGTCTTGTAGCGTACTGGGATGCTGCTAACACAGTAAGCTATCCTGGTTCAGGTACAACTTGGTATACTACTGCCGGCGGCGCTAATAACGCTATGTCTCTTTCGGGCCTTACATATACCGATACGGCACCATCCTACTTTACGTTTAACGGCTCAAGTAGCTATGCAGCGCAAAATAGCCCTGTAGACTTACCAACAACAGGGGACAGTACTGTATTAATTTGGTGTATGCCTGATTCAACTGGTCCATCTAATCAGTATACAGGTCTCGTTTCTTATGGTTCAAGGTACACCGCCGACCCTTCTAATGCTAGACTTCTCTCGCTATACACAAGCGGTAGTACCATGTATGTAAGTTCAGCATACTGGGGTAACGATTATACACCAAATAGTTTAGCTGTTACTGCTGATGCCTGGAATATGGTTGGAATGATCGCGCGCGGCGGTGGTATATCAAATAATACAACTCTTTACTCTGGTAATGCAGCCGGAGGCCTTCTGTCTCAGACTGGTACTTCTAGCGCAGCTGGCAGAACGTTTAACACCACGGTAGTTAACCTAGCATTTGGTATGACAGACTATCCTGGTCGTTACTTTAAAGGGCGTATTGCTATTGTAATGATTTACAATAGAGAGCTAACATCGGCGGAAGTAACACAAAACTATAATGCTTTTAAAGCTAGGTTTGGATTGTAGTTATGGGACAGTATTCTGGTTTATATACTTCACGGCAGCAAATACAAGCTATATCTGCTGGCACCTGGCCGGGGCTTTTAGACGGCAGCTCATCCGCCGCTGCAGCTACGTCTGCAGCTGCAATCAAGACTCTTACAGGTACAAATACTGATGGGGTATACTGGATCAATCTACCTACCGTTGGTCCAACACAAATATATTGCATAATGGATTCTGCAGTAGATGGCGGTGGCTGGATGATGGCTATGAAAGCTACCCGAGGCACTACCTTCCCGTATAGCTCAAGTTACTGGACCACTACAAACACACTAAATACTACCGCTACTAACCGCTCCGATGGAGATGCAAAATTTCATTCGTTTAATTATTTCCCTGCCACAGATATGTTAGCTATCTGGCCAGACTTATCTAATGGCGGTGATATTACTGGTCTTACACAAGGTACGATATGGAAAGAAAGTAATTTCAATTCAGGTACAACAGTTACGTTGCAAAACTGGTTTAACTCGGTTGCAGGTAGCAACAAAACACCAGCAAGCGGTAGAATTCGTGGAACGCAATGGAGCGGCGGTTCTCAGTTTTCATCTCAGGCTGGTAATCAGTTCTATGGATGGAACTTTAATGCTAACGGGTCTTATGCTGTACGCTGGGGATTTGCTTGGAATAACGAAAATGACTGGGGTACTAATGATGTTAGCGGTGGTATAGGTATGGCGCCTGGTTCATATTCTGCTGGTGATATTATTTACTGCTGTCAAGATGTAACTGGTTTCAACCGCACAGCTAGAGTAGAGATGTATGTCCGCTAATACAACTATAGAAAACTATCTATTTCACATCAATAAGATTAAAGAAGAATCAACTGATGTTGAGATTGTAGAGCATGCAGCTGGTTTACTTAATTGCGGTACTAATGTTTCGGCACTTACTAATTATGCTGATATTATCCGCAACGAAGATGAATGTCAAGATGCAAGAGCGCTCAATTATATGAAAAGACAACTTATTGAGCTATGCTCAACAGTAGGAGCAGCGAATGTCTAAATGGGTTGGTGGTGTAGTTAGAGGCACAAAAGTTACACCCGCAGGAAACTTTGAAACTGATATCGCGCCGGGTATTTGGCGCGGTTCTGACGCTGCATACCTCGTTAGCCAGCAACAATGGCCAGGTACTGCACCAAGAGATCCTTATTTCCCGTATAACAGTTTACTATTATCAGGTAATAGCGCTGATAGAGGGCAGAATAGCTTATTTGTAGATAGCTCATCAAATTACTATCCTGTGACACGTTACGGCAACGCGAATCAAGGTACACCAAGCCCGTACGGTAATAACTGGTCAAACTATTTTGATGGTGCTGGAGATTATCTAACTATAGCTGATAATGCGGCGTTTGGTTACGGTACTGGAGATTTTACGATTGAGTTTTGGTACTACCCTACTGGGACAGCAGACCAAACAATTTTTAGTAATCTATCAAGCGCATCTAGTACTAATCCTCACCTTTATTATTCCGCTGGTACTATACGATACTACACCGTATCAGCTGATAGAATAACTAGTAGCGCTATTACTCTTTACCAATGGTATCATATCGCGCTTTGTCGTTCTTCTGGATCAACTAGATTATTTGTAAACGGTACGCAAGCCGGTTCAACATATACTGATGGCAACAATTATGGTGCCAGCGCGCCGCTTGGTATTGCTACTTACTGGAGCGGAGGCTCACCGGTAACCACAAATACCTTTGCTGGATCCATGAGTAATGTTCGCATCGTAAAAGGTACTGCGCTTTATACATCAGCATTCACGCCGCCAACACAACCGTTAACTGCTATCAGCGGAACATCTCTGCTTACCTGTCAGGCAAACCGCTTCATCGATGCTAGCACAAATAACTTTGCTATTACTCGCACCGGTGATGTAAGAGTACGACCAGGTCCGTTCGCGGCAGGTGCATCGTTCCTAGCCGATATTAGATATCGTCAAAATGATATACCTAATCGGTCTAACTACTTCGATGGTAATGGAGATTACTTAGGTTGGTCTGGCTATACAGCCATGGCATTTGGGTCTAGTGCCTTTACTATCGAAGCTTGGGTATATCTAAACGCTATGCCTACAGCAGACGACTGGCCAACAACTTGGTCAAGTCATATGGTTATCGCTACTGTTGGATCCCCAAACACCGGCGATGGTACGGGTTTTCTAATTGGCAGCAATAGACTTGCGCTACAAATTAATGATACGGCATACTGGAGCACAAGTCATGGTATGACATCAGGTCAGTGGTATCATCTCGCTGTAACCAGAAGTAGTAATACGCTTTACTTTTTTGTTAATGGTGTTGCAAAGGGTACAGCAGCATATTCGGGTAGTGCAGGTACAGGTACAGGAACGTATGTCGGCTGCGAGACAGGTCAGGGTGCCTGGCTTAACGGGTATATTTCTAATTTGAGATGTATTAATGGAACGGCCCTATACACATCTGGATTTACACCACCTTCCACAGCTCTTACAGCTGTAACAGGTACATCACTACTTACATGTCAAAGCCCTGCGTTTAATGATAACAGTACAAATAAATTTTCCGTAGTAGCATACGGGGATACAAAGGTTATAGGTTTCTCGCCGTTTAATACTGTAGGCTACAATAGTGTATACTTTGATGGTAGCGGGGATTATCTGAGTGTACCCGCAAGCGCCAGCTGGATTTTTAGTGGTGATTACACACTTGAAGCGTGGGTATTCCCTACAGCTGAAAATAGCGATATGCATATTGCTGGAACCGGCGGTGGTGGGTCGAACGATCAGTTTGGTATCACATCTGGTATTGGCACAGGTCGTGTTTATTGGGCATACGGAGCGATTGGAAATAACTATCTAACTACTACGGCTACTATCCCTGCTTTTAAGTGGTCACATATCGCGGTAACTCGTAGTGGTAGCACGCTGCGCGCTTTTGTCAACGGCGTACAAGTATACTCCGGAGCCATGACTACTTCGATTGGGCAGAATGCGACCAACTATATTGGTCGCCGCGGCGATGGTTATAACTCATTCACCGGGTACATTAGTAACTTACGTCTCGTTAACGGTACGGCTGCATATACTGCTGCATTCACGCCACCAACAACTCCATTAACAGCAATCACTAACACCTCACTACTTACTTGTCAGAATAATACATTAAAAGATAATAGCACAAACGCTTTTACCGTTACTGGTTTTGGTGATGCTAAAGTTCAGACGTTCAATCTATTTGATAATTCGGTAGCTATTACAGATACAGGGTCGTTATACTTTGATGGTAGCGGTGACTATCTCGCGCTTCCAACGCAAGCTGGTCAAATAGGAACTGGCGATTTTACACTGGAATGCTGGTATAGATCAAATACAAGTACAGCATCAACTCACTGCCCTATTATTGCTAATTATGAAAACAACTCTAACGGAAGTTGGGCGCTAAAAGCATCTTCTAGTAACGATCAATGCGTACAGTTTGCTTATTACAATAACGGCTGGTTCGATTTAACAACAACGAAAAACATTACAGCCGACATGGCATGGCATCATGTAGCGGTTACGCGCCAAGGTACAACGCTTCGACTCTACGTAGACGGTGCACTCATCAATTCATGGACTGTATCTGCTACATTAGGCGGTAATGGCTACACTGTTCAACTTGGACGTATCGCTAACGATAACGCGTTTATGAACGGTTATATGTCAGATGCAAGACTTGTTACCGGTACCGCGTTATACACCGGGTCGACATATACTGTACCGACAGCTCCGTTGACATCAATCGTTGGTACTAAGTTCTTAGTGAACGGTCTTAATGCTGGTATTGCAGATCTTACTAGAAATAATGCCATGGAGACTGTCGGTGATACAAAGATCAGTACCGCAGTTAAGAAATATGGTACCGGATCAATTCAAATGGATGGTAACGGCGATTGGCTAATCATGCCGGGGTCTGAAGCATTTCATTTTGGTAGTAGTAATTTTACAATAGAAGGGTGGTTCTACTTTACTAGCGCTACTACGAACTCTATTCAAACGTTATTTACCAACTACTATACTTGGGGTGCTTCTGGACAGGGCACTATATTCTGGGGTAAGCACAATAACAATAGTGGATATTTAACAGCATGGTTTGCTAACTATAGCACTGGCGGGCCGCTGCTAGCTGAGTCTTCATACCCGTCAAGTAACACATGGGTACATTATGCCTTGGTTCGTAATGGTAATACGTTTACAATATATAGAGATGGATCAGCAACAGCGTCAGCGACATGGTCAGGTGCAGCGACATCTACCAATCCACCGGCTATTCACATTGGAACCAACGGTGATGGTGGGCAATATCCATTCCCCGGCTATATCGACGATTTCCGCATCACCAGAGGTATTGCTCGCTATACATCTAACTTCACGCCACCAACTCAGTCATTGCCGTCAAGGTAGTATAAATAGAACAAAATAATCATCTGAGGGATAGGGAACCAGATGCCAACACCAAATAACTTCCGCGTTAAGTCCGGGCTCACTGTAGGTACCACAATTTCAGGTGGTAACACAACCGTTACAGGCTTTGTTAACGCTACATCTTCAGTCAACACCGCTACGTATACTGTAGGCACTAACTTTGTAGCAAACTCTATTGGCGTGTATCATACTGGTACTGTAAACGCCGCTTCACATACCGTTGGCACATCGTTTACAGCTAACTCTACCCTTGTCAATGCCGCGGCTATTAACGTTGTTAATCAGGTCAATACTGCAACGTTATACGCAGCAACGTCTGCTAACATTGCTTCAGCAGTACAAGCTAACTCAACTGGTATCTTTACCACCGGTACTGCTAACGCTGCTGCTGTATCTGTAGGTACTAACTTTATCGCTAATACAACGCGCGTTGTAATCGGTACAGCGGTCGGTCTACAAGCCAATGGTGGTATTGGTACCGCTGGCCAGGTGCTGACGTCAAACGCAACGACTGTTTATTGGTCTACTCCAACCACTGGCACAGTAACAAGTATTGCTACCGCTAACGGGCTTTCAGGCGGGCCTATTACTTCAACAGGTACATTAGGCGTTACAACCGGACCGACACTGACCGTCAATACTACTGGCATTCACGTTAACTCAGCACTCTCTATTACAGATCTTACTCTATCAGGTAACTTAACTGTATCCGGTACAACGACATATGTTAACTCAACAACGCTAAACGTTGGTGATAACATTATTACGCTTAATGCTGATGTTGGTGGAGCTGTTGCGCCTACTGAGAACGCTGGTATTGAAATTAACCGCGGTTCGTCAGCAAACGTGCAATTCCTTTGGGATGAAACAAACGACCGCTGGTCAACGAATGGCCAGCCGTTAGCATTGTCTTCGCTTGTAGCCACCGGCGCCGCTTCAGGTATCACCACGCTCGCAGCTGGTAACACTTCTATCACCGGCTTCGTTAACGCGACGGCGTCTGTTAACTCTGCTATTCTTGCGGTAGGCACTTCGTTTATTGCAAACACAACTGGTGCTTATCATACAGGTACTGTTAACGCTGCTTCGCACACCGTTGGTACTGCTTTCGTTGCTAACTCTACGCAAACAACATACGGTCAGCCCGTACTGTTTAATAACGGCCAGCAACTAAGATTCCAGACCGTTAATACTACAGCGTACGCTTACTTTACGCAGCAGAACGACGACAACTTTGTATTCTACACATCGAATACAACATACGGTTCTCGCGCTGTATTCTCGGTCTTTGCTAACAGTGTTACGAGCACATTTAACCTTAGTGTAGGTGCTGTATTTAACGGCGGTATCTATGCTAACGCCTCTTACGGTACAGCTGGACAACTTCTGACATCTAACGGTACTGGGGTATACTGGTCATCACCAGGTGCTGCGAGCGTTAATACCGCGGCTCAGTATACCTGGACTAATACACACATCTTCAGCGCTAACGTGGCGTTCGGTAACAGCATTGGTATCCCTACCGGTAACTCAACTGTCAGTGGCGGTCTAATCTACTTTGCTGGTTTAGCCGACCTTAACTGGAAGATGGGTAGAAATACCAACGGCACTACTAAGTGGTATTACACTAACAATACTATCGACATTCTTGGCGCTAACTCAAACCTTGAAGGTATCGTTCTTGGTAACTCGCTTGTTGGGGGTGCTTCGTATTTCGAAACCGGCCATGCTGGTACGTATATCGCCGCTAACGTTACTATCGGTAATACTTCATCTAAATCAACTATTAACTCGACTGCATTCTCAGGTACTGCTAACAACTCGACTTACTTTGATACCGCTACTTGGGCTGCACCTAAAGCTATCGGTACCGGTACTGCTAATTCAGGCGCGTTTACAACCGTAACAGCTTCTGGTAACGTTACCGCTGATGTAATTATTTCTCTTAATAACGGCGGCGGTACTAACATCAAGATTGGCGATGACGTTTGGCTTGGTGATATTAATACAGCTGATACCGTTACTATTCGTGGTCAACAGTCAGCTAACAATGGCTACATTGTATTTGGTAACGCTGATACAACAACCAAGCTTGGTCGAGCAGGTACAGGACCTCTTACCTACAACGGTGCGTTTAGTGTCACTGGTGTAACCACTCTATCTGCTAACCTTGTAATGGCTAATAATAACATTACAAGACCTGTTCTTACTGGTTACACTGAAGCTGAAGTATCTAATACAGCTGTAACTGGTACATGGACAATGGATTGCGGCGCAGCTAACTTCTTCGATCTAACATTGACAGGTAGCATTACTATCTCACCTACAAACGTACCACCAAGTACGCGTGTATGGTCCGGTACAATCGTAGCTAAGCAAGACGCAACAGGTGGTAGAACTATCACATGGCCGACAGGTATTAAATGGCCAGGTGGTTCAGCTCCCCCGGCTACTACAACTGCGAATGCGATAGATATCTGGTCGCTTATGACATATGATGGCGGCTCAACCTGGGTAGGATCATTAACAGTTAAGAACGTGGCATAAGATATGGGTATTGGTGGCGGTACTAAATTTACATTAGAGAAGACATGGCGCGCCTCGGGTGTTGGTACAACAGTATTCAACTCTCCGGGTACATTTGCTATACCTTATGGACGTTATGACATCTACGTATCAGGTGTAGGTGGTACTACAACACCGGGTACTGTGGCAACTTATAACGCCCCTACACCCGGCACAGCTGCTACGTATAACGCTCCAACTCCTGGTACTGTAGCGTCATATAATTCACCTACTGTAGCTTCCTATAACGCACCAACGCCGGGTAACCCAGCCACATATAACGCGCCGACCCCTGGTACAGCTGCGACGTATACTCCTGGAACGGCAGCTACATACAATGCTCCAACGCCAGGTACAGTTGCGACTTATAACGCACCGACACCAGGCAACGTTGCGACTTATAATGCGCCAGTACCGGGTAATATTGCGACTTATAACGCGGCAGTGCCAGGTAATATTGCGTCGTATAACCCTAGAAACCCTGCGTCTTATAACTCACCGACTCCCGGTAACGTAGCGTCATATAACTCACCGACTCCAGGTAACGTTGCTTCATATAACCCACCCTCTCCAGGCAACATTGCTTCATATAACGCGCCTACACCAGGCACGGTCGCTTCTTACAACCCTAGAAACCCTGCGTCTTATAACGCGCCATCGGGTGGTACTGTAGCGTCTTATAATCCGATTTCTTATAACTGGTCAGCATCAGTTTCATATTTCCGATCTACGATTGGTGACTCAGTTACTTCAACAAACTTCGGATCAGGTGCAACATGCCCGTCGCCAACTTCAAATTATATTGCTAACCCCGCTACCGCTAGAGGCGTAAGAAATACGTCTTATGCGTGCACACAGGTTGGCGGCACAGCTGCATCTTATAATGCTGTCTCTCCTGGTACTGTGGCATCATATAACGCAGGTAACGTTGCTTCTTACAATTCGCCAACACCAGGTAACGTTGCTTCTTACAACTCACCTTCGCCAGGTAACGTTGCTTCTTACAATTCGCCGACACCTGGTAACATTGCTTCATATAACGCACCAACTCCAGGTACAGTTGCGTCTTATAACGCAGGTAACGCTGCAACCTATAACGCCCCTACACCCGGCACAGCTGCGACATATAACGCACCAACGCCAGGCACGGCTGCTACCTATAATGCTCCAACTCCTGGAACGGCAGCTACGTATAATGCACCAACACCAGGAACAGTTGCGTCTTATAACTCTCCAACAGTCGCAACTTACAATGCACCAGTACCTGGTAACGCAGCTACATACAATGCGCCAACCCCTGGTACAGCTGCAACTTATACACCAGGTACTGCGGCTACGTATAACGCACCAGTTCCAGGTACCGCTGCTACCTATAATGCTCCTACACCAGGTACTATTGCAACCTATAATGCGCCAGTACCAGGTACAGCGTCTCAAGCATTGGGTGTAACAGTTCCAGCAGGCACTACAGCTCCTTCACCTGGCACTCGAGTGTCTTACTATTCATACCCTGATAACGCTACGTACCCTGTTACGGTCGGTACTGCAGGCGGTCAGATTACAATTAAGTCGAACTGAGGATAGACATGGACTACATCTTTATCTCAGAAACAAGCATAAGCAGCAATACAGAACCTCATGAACATGAGATTAAGTTCTATAAAGATTACAGCTCTCCGGTAGAAGTAAACGATCGTTTTATTAAAGACGGTAAGAACTATTATGTGGTATATGCTGGAACACCTATTATTACGTATTTCAGTAACGGTACAGCCGAGCACCGTGCTGAAATAACTCGCATAAAAAACTATATCGATTCGCTTGAAACTACGCATATAGATTATGACGAGTTAACAAACGAGTTGCGTGTGTATGTCTACGCTGATGAGCTAGCTGATAATGTATGGTTAGATTATGACAATAGTTGGCAGTCTGATGTCTTACCGTGTAAGATCATGTCTGGTCAACGCAACGTTGCTATGTCTCGTTACGGTACCCCTGATATAGGATCTTACGCGTTTAGGTATAGTCGTTTACATAACAATGTTATAGAATACAACTCAGAAAGCACAAAACTAGTGTTTGCTGAAGGCAATGAGTTTGCAATTAATGGTACATCGTATGACAGAGATGTATGCATTCTTATAACAGGCAACGTTAGCGTATCAACTACCTCGACTGCGTATGTTGCAATTATCGAAGATGCTGTATAGTATAGACAAGAAGATCGGTGTTGTTTTAGTACCTAAGACAGGAACATCAGCTCTTCACAAAGTTATAGCTGATAACGTAGTACTTGACTACAACGAACACGGGCATGATACGGTTGAGCAATTTGAAACTACTCTAATCGCCGATGGTCATTGCAACAAAGACATTCACTACTACGGTATATGTCGCGATCCTGTAGATTGGTTTTTATCTTGTTGCAACTACTTTAAACATTCCGATACACTATTTAAAATTACGCTGCTCGAGACTCTAGGTATCAAACAGTTCTCGTATTTTGAAAGACACTCAACGTTATATCCCTATCAACACATTATTGATTATATACCCGTTAAGGATGTAGTGCAAGCTCTTTCTGCTATTAGAGATAGCGGACAACAAGATAAAATCAATAAGAGACTGCAGCTTTGGCGTTTGCAAAGCGCTTATCTTGATTATGAAAACGTAACAGTGCTTAACTATAAAGACCTGTTAGCTAGTGTTAATACTATACTAGCAGCTTTTGGCTGCAATACTGTATTATCAATACCATACTTAAATGTAACAGAGCATAAGATCCATACAAGAGACAACATCTCAAAAGAAGACCTATCAGCGATTCATGAATACTGTAAAGCTGACTACGAGTTTTTTGAGAAAAAGGGTATCTTCTTCGAAGTATAAATAATCAAAACTAAACTGGGATGATACCATGGCAGTACCTGCATCTAGATCACAATTCAAAGAATATTGCCTTCGTAAGCTAGGCAAGCCGGTCATCGAGATTAACGTAGATGACGATCAGGTAGAAGATCGCATTGATGAAGCTCTTAAGAAGTATTGGGACTTCCACTTCGATGGCTCTGATAAGATCTACTACAAGCACGAAGTAACTCAAGAAGACATCGATAACAAGTACATCACTCTTCCAGAGAACATTCTGGGAGTTGTACATCTGTTTCCGATCGCCGATCCTTCTATTCGCTCGGACGATCTATTCAACATTCGTTATCAGATCGCTCTAAACGACCTCTATACTCTTACATCTGTATCGATGGTTCCGTACTATATGGTTATGGAACATCTATCTCTTATTCAAGAGCTTTTAGTTGGTAAGCAGCCTATTCGTTACAATCGCCACAAAGACAGACTCTATGTTGACATGGACTGGAATACGATCAACGTTGGCGAGTACCTTCTAGTAGAAGCTTATGAGGTTGTTGATCCTGATGTTTGGACAGATGCCTGGGGTGATAACTGGCTTCAGAAGTATTGCACTGAGCTTATTAAGAAGCAATGGGGTTCGAACTTAACTAAGTTTACAGGTATGCAATTGCCAGGTGGTGTACAGTTTAATGGCGAAAAAATCTACGATGATGCTGTAGCAGCAATTGATAAGATGGAAGAAGATCTAATCAGCTCTTACTCTCTCCCTGTCATGGATATGATTGGATAAGACTTTGTCAACTTCGTTCTATTTCAATAATTTTAACAGCTCCATGGAGAAGCAATTGGTCGAAGACCTCGTGGTCGAGTCGATCAAGATCTATGGCAACGATGTTTATTATTGTCCGAGAACCGGGGTCGCTTACGATGAGATATACGGTGAAGATGTTCTCTCAGAGTACAACTCAGCTATTATGGTTGAGATGTATATTAAATCCGTAGACGGCTATGAAGGTGATGGAGTCTTCTTATCTAAGTTTGGTCTAGAGATTCGCGATCAGGTTACGTTCACAATTGCAAAAAGAACATATGTTGACGAAGTTGGTAACTCAATCGGAGCGGTAAGACCGCGCGAAGGCGATCTAGTCTTCATGCATCTGAACCCGGACAGACCTCAACTATTTCAAATCAAGTATGTTAATGACAGAGCTATCTTCTATCAGCTAGGTGGCTTGCAAGTCTATGATCTAGTATGTGAACTATTCGAATACTCAGCTGAGAAGTTAAGAACAGGTATTCCTGAGATTGATGCTATTGAGCGCGCTAGCAACATTAGCATGTCGAGCTTTGGCCTTCTTACTCAAGATGGTTTCTATATCACAGATCAAGATGGTTACGATATTGTAAGAGGCGAGTACTCGCTTGACAATACAGATTACAACACAAATGCTGATATGTTTGCAGATAACAACGAGATTGATCTGGAAGGTGATAGTATTCTAGACTGGACTGAAGTCGATCCGTTTAGCGAAGGGTACGTATAATGTTCGGTCAAACTTGGCATCACGATACAATCAGAAAGTACGTTATTCTGTTTGGAACACTATTTGATTCAATCTATATCAATAGAAGAAACACATCAGGTGAAGTGGTACAAACGCTTAAGGTGCCGCTTAACTATGGCCCTAAAGATAAGTTTCTAGCCAGACTTAATTCTGATTCAACACTCAATCAAGGTACAGCTATTACGCTACCAAGAATGGCGTTTGAAATCACAACAATGAATTATGCATCTGATAGAAAACCTAACACTATCAATAGGCTGACCAAAGTTCATTCAACAGACAATAATAAAACCAACTACCAGTACGCTCCTGTACCGTATGACTTTACATTCTCTCTTTATATTATGGTTAAGAATGTTGAAGATGGTACGCAGATTATAGAACAGATTCTTCCTTACTTCACTCCTGAATGGACTGCAACTGTTAATCTCGTACCTGACATCAACGGTAAGTATGACATTCCTATCATTCTAAACGATGTATCGATGGAAGATACTTACGAGGGCAACTTTGAAGCTAGAAGAGCTGTAATATACACTCTTACCTATACGATGAAAGGGTGGTTATTTGGTCCGACTAAGTCTTCAGAGATTATCAAGGAAGTAAACGTCGACGTTCGTATTCCAAGATCGCGTGATCTACCTATTGTAGCAAATACAGCTGTTGGTAATACGATTGTTGTAACTGTAACTCCTGGCTTAGATGCTAACGGGTCGCCAACGTCTAACAGTGCTATTAGTGTAGGGTCTGATCAAATTGCCGCAGATGATAACTACGGATTTATCATTGACTTTGAGGAAAATATCTAATGTCAAGTATTGATGATGCGCTAGGATTGAATCCACTAACAAAGTATGAAGATGCTGAGATACAGCTACCTGCTGTAATAGAGCCTAAACAAGTGGATGACGATCTAGATTTTGCTAGAGAGAATCTCTACGACGCGGTTGTAAAGAGTCAAGCAGCTGTCGAAGATATGATTCAGATCGCGCAGCAGTCTCAGCATCCTAAAGCATACGAAGTTTTAAACTCCCTTATCAAGACGTTTGCAGACGTCAGTTCGGGAATTGCAGATTTACAGCTTAAGAAGCAAAGACTGCAAAGTAAGCAAGCGAACCCAGAAGATAACAAAAACGTTACAAATAATCTATTTGTAGGCTCTACAGCAGAGCTACAGAAGATGCTACAGGATCTTAAGTCCAGTGATTCTTAATGTTGATAGAGGGTACAACGGTAACCCACTCCTAAAGAAGTCTCGTAAGCAGATTTCTTGGACTCAAGAGCAGGTTCAAGAATGGCTTAAGTGTGCTCAAGATCCTATCTACTTTGCTGAGAAGTACATCAAGATTGTTCACGTTGACCATGGCTTTATTCCAATCAGGCTTTATGACTATCAAAAAGAGATCATTGAGAAGCTCACTAATAACCGCCGCGTTACTGTTGTTACTTCCCGCCAGGCTGGTAAGACTACTACGGCTGCTGCGATTATCCTCCATTATATTCTCTTCAATGACCACAAGACGGTAGCACTTCTTGCTAACAAAGGCGATGCTGCTCGCGAAATTCTAGACCGTATTAAAGCAGCTTACGAAGCTCTACCAGACTGGCTACAGCAGGGCGTCGAAGAATGGAACAAAGGTTCTATTGCACTCGAGAACGGTTGCAAGGTTCTTGCCGCGGCAACCTCATCATCAGCTATTCGTGGTAAATCTATCTCGCTACTTTACATCGACGAAGCTGCGTTCGTTGAGAACTGGGACGAGTTCTTCGCTTCGGTTTTCCCGACGATTTCGTCTGGTGAAACAACCAAGATCCTCTTCACATCTACGCCGAACGGTCTAAACCACTTCTATAAGACATGCAATGGTGCTAAAGAAGGCATCAACGGCTACCAGTATGTTGAAGTACCTTGGCAGAGAGTTCCTGGCAGAGACGAAGCCTGGAGAAAAGAAACTCTGGCTGCTATGGACTTCGATCTAGAGAAGTTCGCTCAGGAATTCGAATGCGCGTGGCTAGGCTCATCAGGTACCCTTATCTCAGGTGCTGTGCTAAAGACACTTGTATCGAAGATTCCTGTACTTCAGTCTGACGGTTTAACACAGTATTTTAAACCAGAAGCAAATCATAAATACGTTATTGTCGCAGACGTTTCCAGAGGTAAAGGCCTAGACTACTCTGCATTCCAATGCATTGACGTAACTAGTATGCCATACCAGCAGGTATGCACTTACCGCAACAACATGATTACACCTCTAGATTATGCGGGTGTTATAAACAGTATATCAAAGCTCTACAATAGTGCAACTATTCTTGTTGAAGTAAACGATGTTGGAGCTCAGGTTGTTGACTCACTTCATTTTGATTATGAGAGCGAGCTAATCATCTATACTGAGAATGCCGGCGCTAGAGGTAAGAGAATCTCTAGCGGGTTCGGTAATGCAGAACGCGGCGTGCGTACTACTAAAACAGTCAAAGCTATCGGCTGTTCGATGCTAAAACTGCTAGTCGAACAAAGACAGCTTATTATTAACGACCATGATACTATTCATGAGCTGTCACGGTTCTCGAAGAAGAACAACTCGTACGAAGCTGAACCTGGAGCTAATGACGACCTAGTAATGTGTTTGGTGCTGTTTGCGTGGATGTCTGATCAACAGTACTTTAAAGATTTAACGGACATCAATACATTAATGAAGCTTAGAGATAAAACAGAAGAAGAAATGGAAAGTCAACTAACACCGTTTGGTATTCTGTCTGACGGGCATGAAGAACATATGGATGTTATTGAAATAGGCATTGGTACTGACTCGTTTGAACGCGCCCTCCTACTGTAATCTAGCAAATTATAAATATACGAAAGTTAACTATATAACCTTTTCTCAAGGGAGATAAAAATGGCGGTACAAAATTTTGGTTCAGGCGGTGGAGGATTCCAACTTAGCCCTGGTATCAATGTCTCAGAAATCGACCTAACCACGGTTGCCCCACCAGTTTCGACTACTGTAGGTGCTTTTGCCGGCGCTTTCAACTGGGGTCCAGTTGGTGAGCGTGTTCTGGTTACATCTGAGAATGATCTGGTTGCTAAGTTTGGTAAGCCAAATACCAACAACCCGGAAACATTCTTCACAGCAGCTAACTTCCTAGCATATTCGAATGCTCTGTATGTAAGCCGTGCAGCTAACACCTCGGTTGTTTTCTCTGCTATTGCGAACTCAACAGCATTCTCTGCTAACGCTGGTCACACAATTAAAAATGAAGACGACTACGCAACTAAGGTTGATTCGTTTAACACAGCGGTTGAATACGTTGCGCGTTATCCTGGTACACTAGGTAACTCGCTGAAGATCTCAGTTTGCGATTCAGCTAATGCATATTCGGAAACACTAACTCTTCCAACTGACCCTGTTGCTGGTACAAACACATCGTTCAACGATGCAAATACCAGACTAACACTGGCCGTTGGTTCGCAGGTTGCTACAATCAGACTTGCTAACACAGCATCTCTTACAAATAACACACCTGTACCGTATGCTAACAACGTGGCTGCGCTGTTTAACGTGGGCGATATTATCGAAGTTGGTAACTCATCAATCGGTAAGCAGGCTCTCAAGATTACTGCTGTTGGTTCAGTTGCTGTTGTTAACTCAGCTGGTACAAACACAGGTCATGCAACATTCACGCTGACACTTGATAATCCTCTGAAGCTTTCGACAGACATCTCAACTCAGTCGGTTACTCGTTACTGGGAATACTATACTCAAGTTGATGCTGCTCCTGGCCAGTCGTTATTCCAAGCTCAGTCAGGTAATACATCTGCAAGCGACGAAATGCACGTTGTAGTTGTTGACGAAGATGGTGCATTCACAGGCAACCCAGGTACGGTTCTAGAAGTATATCGTGGTCTTTCACGCGCCACTGACTCTAAGCTGGCTGATGGCTCAACAAACTATTACAAGACAGTAATTAATGATCGTTCGAACTTCGTATGGTGGGCTTCGGATCGCGCTAACGCTGTTTCGAATACTGCTCTAAACGTTGCATCGTCAACAAACCGCGCAGCAATGTCGCTATCATTCCAGGGTGGTGTTGATAACACTGAAACTGGCGTGCCATTTGCTGACGTTGCTCGTGCATACGATCTGTTTGCGAATCCAGAAGTTGTTGACATCTCGCTTGTACTAACAGGTACATCGCGCGGTGGTACAAACGGCGAACAGCTGGGTAACTATCTGATCGACAACATCGCTGAAGTTCGCAAGGACTGCGTAGTGTTCGTTTCGCCTCAGAAGGCTGACGTTGTTAATAACGTCGGTGCTGAAGCAACCGATATCGTTACTTTCCGTAACTCACTTCGCTCGTCTTCATTCGCGGTATGCGATTCGGGCTACAAGTATCAGTACGACAAGTACAATGACTTGTATCGCTGGGTACCATTGAACGGTGATATCGCTGGTCTCTGCGTTGTTACAGACGCAACTCGTGACCCATGGTACTCGCCAGCTGGCACATCACGTGGTCAGATTCGTAACTCGATCAAGCTTGCATTCAATCCTAATAAGGCTGAAAGAGATCTTCTCTACAAGAATAGCATTAACCCTGTAATTACACAACCAGGTGTTGGTCCTATCCTGTTCGGCGATAAGACTCTTCTTGCTAAGCCATCTGCATTTGACCGTATCAACGTACGTCGTCTATTCATCGTACTTGAGAAGGCTATTGCGAATGCTGCTAAGTCGTTCCTCTTCGAATTCAACGACGAATTCACACGCACACAGTTCCGCAATCTTGTGGAGCCGTTCCTAAGAGACGTTCAAGGCCGCCGTGGTATCTACGACTACAAGGTAATCTGTGATGATTCGAACAACACTGCTGAAGTGATTGATCAAAACCGCTTCGTTGGTGACATTTATGTCAAGCCAGCTAAGTCGATCAACTACATCCAGCTGAACTTTGTAGCTGTTCGTAGCGGCATTGAGTTCTCCGAGATCGTTGGCTAATAGATAAATATAGACAAAGGAGAGCTTAAATGGCATTCAACATTAACGACATCAGATCGAATCTTGCGTTGGGCGGAGCCCGCCCAACGCTTTTCCGCGTTGAAATTACAAACCCTGTAAACAACAACGGCGATTCGATTGCACCGTTCCTTATTCAGACAACAACTCTACCATCGTCGACAATCGGTGCTATCGAAGTTCCTTACTTCGGTCGTAAGATTAAGGTTGCTGGTGATAGAACGTTTGACACATGGAACGTAACAGTAATGAACGATGAAGACTTCAAGGTCCGTCATCCACTTGAACTATGGCACAACCAAATCAACTCGGTACAGACAAACCTTAACCAAGGTACTTCATCTGCGCCTTCACTATATAAGTCAACAGCACTTGTTACTCAATATGGTAAGTCGGGTGAAACACTTCGTCAGTATCAGTTCAATGGTATCTTCCCAACTGAAATCTCAACTATTGATCTTGATTGGAACGCTACCGATACTATCGAAACCTTCTCAGTAACATTTGCTTACGATTGGTTCGAAGTAGTTGGTGGTAATACTGGCACAGTACAGTAATAGATCCGAAAGAGTGATATAATGAATTTATTTGGCTTTGAAATTAAAAGAAGAGTAAACGAACCTGCACCCATCTCCTTTGCTCCTGAAGTAAAGGACGATGGGGCAGTCGTTGTCTCTGAAGGTGGCGTCTACGGTACATACGTAGATCTCGAAGGTGCTATTAGAACTGAAACGGAACTTGTAACTAAGTACCGTGACATGGCTCAGCATTCTGAGCTAGAGCAAGCTATTGACGATATCGTCAATGAAGCTATCGTTGGTGATCCTAACGAAGAGCCTGTATCGATCGTACTAGACGATCTTAAACAGCCTGACAGAATTAAGAAACTCATTCAAGACGAATTCACTAACGTTCTAGAGATGTTAGAGTTCGGCGAACACAGCTACGACATTTTCAAGAAGTGGTATATTGATGGTAGACTTTACTATCATATCATTATTGACGAAAATAATCCGAGAGCTGGTATTAGAGAAGTTCGCTACATCGACCCAAGAAACATTCGTAAGGTCCGCGAGCAAGCTAAGAAGAAGAATCAGAACGGTGTTACACTAACACAAACCGCTTCTGAATACTATGTCTACAACGACAAGGGCTTTGCAAAGACGCCAGGTTATGTTGGTAACAGCAACTCACAAGGCGTAAAGATTGCTAAAGACTCTGTTGCTTATGTAACGAGCGGTATGGTTAACCCTAAGGGCGATATGGTTCTATCGTATCTCCACAAGGCAATTAGACCTCTTAACCAGCTTCGCTCGATGGAAGACTCGCTGGTTATCTATCGTATCTCACGTGCTCCTGAACGCCGTATCTTCTACATCGACGTTGGTAACCTGCCAAAGATGAAAGCTGAGCAGTATCTTCGTGATATTATGACTCGCTTTAAGAATCGTATTGTGTACGATGCTAACACCGGTGAAGTACGCGACGACCGTAAGTTCATGACCATGCTAGAAGACTTCTGGCTACCTCGTCGTGAAGGCGGTCGTGGTACAGAAATCACAACACTGCCTGGTGGTCAGAACCTAGGTCAGATGGATGACGTTGTATATTTCCAGCGCAAGCTACTGAAGTCACTCAACGTTCCTATCTCAAGACTAGAACCAGAAACAGTTTACAACCTTGGCCGTTCAACTGAAATCACTCGTGATGAGGTCAAGTTCAATAAGTTCATTACACGCCTAAGAATGAAATTCTCGCAGCTGTTTACAAAGCTGCTAGAAAGACAGCTTATACTTAAGGGTATTGTAACTCTAGAAGAATGGCCTGAGTTTGCTCGCGCTATTCGTTACGAGTACGCAGAAGACAACTACTACGCTGAACTTAAGGATACTGAAATTCTTCGTGACCGCGTTTCAATGCTTCGTGATGTCGACGACTATGTCGGCAAGTACTACTCACATGAATGGGTACGTAAGAAAGTTCTTCGTCAGACTGATGAAGACATCGAAGAGATTGATGAGCAGATCGCTGAAGAAGAAACTGATGAAAGATACACTGATGCTGAGGGTACACCTCCAGATCAGACTGTACCATCAGGTCAGCAACCTCCTGCACAAGACGCGTCTCCTCCTTCAGCTCCTGATGCGCAGCCGAAGAAGATCACGACAACTACACAACACTTTTAAGTATAAATAATGAAAATAATTGGAGACGATCATGACTGATTACACAGTTCAAGACATTATTGATTATAGCGCGTCGGGACAGCCTCTTAAGGTAGCAGACGCCTTTAACGATGTTATGCAGCAAAAAGTTAATGACAGAATCGCAGAATTTGAAGCAGCAATTCGTCCTAACATGTTCTCGGCTCATGAAGAGCCAGAACTAGAAGATGACTTAGATGATCTAGATCTTGATGACGTCGAATTAGACGACCTCGATTTAGATGACGACGATGATGGCGACTGGGATGATTCAGAAGACGACGATTTAGATTTTGATGATGAAGATTTAGATCTAGACGACGAGGATTTCACAGATGAAGACGCTTAAGAATTTCTTAGAACAGACCGGCTATCTGAAGGTGAAGTCACCTGACGAGCAGAAGTTTGTTGATAAGCACGAAGTTGTTGTTGCGGCTGATAGAGCAGGCAACAAGGATGATGTCTTCAAAGCTGACAAAGTAAAGCCAATTGATCGTCGTAAAGAACGTAAGGGCTACAACCCCGGCGAAGACGAGAAGGTCTACGAAGCTCTTAAGGGTGATCAACACAAGATCGATGCCAATAAGAACGGTAAGCTAGACGCTCATGACTTTATGCTTCTTCGCGCTAAAAAGAAGAAGATGAAAGAAGACGTTGAGCAGATCGACGAGCTATCAACAGACACACTAAAGAGCTATCGCAAGAAAGCTCGTGCTCAAGGCAACGCTATCGTCGACAAGATGAAGATGGGCGGTGGCGACTGGTCAAAGGATCAGAAGGACACCAAGACTCTTCGTAAGAGAGCAGCTGGTGCGCAAGCTTCGGGTAAGCAACTTGTAAAGCGTGGTGAAAGCCTAAAGACAGAAGAAGCAGAACTAGTAGAAGGTATGACATCAGCTGATCGTTATGCTGCTACACATGCATCTGCTAAGGCTCTTGTCAAGTCGATCAACGATCACTTAAACGCTCACAAAGATGCTGCAACAAAGCATAAGAACTCTTTCTCTGCTAAGAAGGGTCCAACCTGGGGTCATGTTGGCGATATCGAACACCTACATGGTCAGCTCAAGGATATCCACGACCGTCTAGCTTCGCAAGGCGAATATGCTAACACAATGCGTGAAGAAACAGATCTAGAAGAAAAGACTCTTACACCTGCTGAACTAAAGAAGCGCGAAGAAGTAGCTAAGGCTATGGAGCGTGAGCATCCAGGTATGAATAAGTCAAAGAAGATGGCTATTGCTACAGCAACTGCTAAGAAGGTAGCTGAAGAGACTCTAGCAGGTCTTATCGCTGATCTTTCAGAAGCTAACAAAGCTACTCTGCTATCTGTATTCGATAAACTATCAGAAGAAAATCAAGCTAAGTTCGTAGAAGCTTGTGAAACACCAGAAGGTGTTGAAGCTATGCTCGACTTTGCTATTCAGAATAGAGGTAGATAATGGCTGTTAACGTTATTTCAAACAAGAAGAACGCTTCTATCGTTCTACATGTAGCTTCTGCTAACAGCGGTAACATTGTTGTAGTTGGTAACTCGACCACATCTAATATTGGTGGTACTTCTACTTGCGTTGCAACAAGCAACGAAGTACTAACAGGTGCTTATATTACTCAGGTATACTGGGGCACAGACGGCACGGGTACAATCCAAATCCTTCGTGGTGCTAACCTTGTTGCTGTTTATGACTCAACCGGTCAGCATGAATATGCTGGTACAGGTATGCCACTAAACATGTATCCTGCTGCTAATGTTGTTGTCAATTTTATAGGTTCTGCTAACTGCACTATTGGTTTAGAACTACAAAAGCTTGGCAACTTCACTTCAGAATACCTGCAGAACTAAGGAATAAGAAATGAAGCTGATTACAGAAGAAATCAACTCAGTTAAATACGTAACCGAAGCCAAGGAAAATGGCAAGAAGAATCTATACATTGAGGGTATCTTCCTGCAATCAGCTATTCCTAATCGCAACGGTCGTGTCTATCCAGAGCAAATTCTGGAAAGAGAAGTTAACCGTTACTCTGAGCAATTTGTCTCTAAGGGTCGCGCATTTGGTGAACTTGGTCACCCAGATGGTCCGCAGATCAATCTAGACAGAGTGTCTCACATTATCGAATCACTTCGTAAAGAAGGTACAAACTGGGTAGGACGCGCTAAGATTACCGATACACCAATGGGTAATATTGCACGCGGTCTTATCGAGTCGGGCGCTCAACTAGGTGTTTCAACACGTGGTATGGGCTCGCTCAAAATGAATAAGCAGGGCATCAACGAAGTTCAAGATGACTTCTTCCTCGCCACTGCTGCCGATATTGTCGCTGATCCTTCAGCACCTGATGCATTTGTCAACGGCATCATGGAAGGTGTTGAGTGGGTATGGGAAAACAATATGCTTGTTGCTCAGAAAGCTAAAATGCAAGTTGAAGCAGCAGTCAGATCGCGAGAGCTGGAAGCTAAAAAGATCCAGATCTTTGAGAAATTCATTAGTTCATTATCAAAAAATCTAGACTAATAAATACATAAAATTAAAATTTAAAAGGAGTCAGAGAATGGCAATTAAAGAATCATCTGAAATCGTTGAGAACACTCTCGACGAAACAGCTGCCGCTGATACCCTGAAGCCAGGCGCTGGCTCAGCTGCTGGTGACATCGGTAAGACAGAGCTTATGGCTTCTGTCGTTTCGGCTATGGGCGGTATGTCTAAGGAAGAAATCAACAAGTTCCAAGCAGTACTAGCACAGTACGGTAAAGACAAAACACCTGGTGCTGTTGACAAGTCAGCTGCAAACAAGGCATCGATTGCTGCTAAGGGCGCTATGAAGGAAGACGTTGAAGAGCTATTTGCTGGTGACGAGCTTTCGGAAGAGTTCCGCGAAAAGGCATCGACACTTTTCGAAGCTGCTGTTAACGCTCGCGTTGGTCTAGAAGCAGCTCGTCTAGAAGAAGAGTTCGAAGGCAAGCTTGAAGAAGCTGCTGCTGAACTAGAAGAAGCTCTAACTGCAAAGCTGGATGCGTATCTTGACTACGTATCAGAGCAATGGCTAGAAGAAAACAAGATTGCAATCGAAGCTTCGCTTAAGGCAGAAGCTACAGACAAGCTTATCGACGGCCTTAAGGGTCTGTTCGCTGAGCACTGCATCGAGATTCCAGAAGAAAAGGCTGACATTGTAGAAGAACTACAAGCACAGCTAGCTTCGCTGGAAGAAAAGTTTAATGAATCTATCAATGAGACTATTGAACTCAAGAAGATCATTAATGAAGCTGAAAAAGAATCAGTAATTGAAGAAGTATCAGAAGGCCTAGCTGCTACTCAGTCTGAAAAGCTTCGCACACTGGTTGAAGACTTAGAATTCAGCGATATTGAATCTTTCCGTAAGAAGGTAGAACTTGTTAAGGAGAATTACTTCTCAGGCAAGTCAGTAACTTCGACCAACATCATCACAGAAGAAGTTGTTGCGGAAGATGAGAAGTCACTAGTAGAAGAAGCTCCAGTTAATGTTGCTCCAGAAATGAGCAAGTACGCTGCAGCAATTTCTAAGAGTCTCAAGAAATAATTTTTAATAAATAAATAACATAACAAAAACACCCAGAGGAGGGATTTAAATGTTAGCTGAGGAACTACAAAACAAGTGGAAGCCTGTTCTCGAACACGCTGACCTAGAACCAATTAAGGATGCGCACCGTCGCACCGTAACTGCACAGCTGCTAGAAAACACCGAGAACGCTCTCCGTGAATCAGCTGCTATTGCAGGCGGCCAGAGCCTTCTTTCAGAAGCTCCAGCAAACGTAACCGGTTCAAACATTGACACCTTCGACCCAGTTCTTATCTCGCTGGTTCGTCGTGCGATGCCAAACCTTATCGCTTATGACGTCTGCGGCGTTCAGCCAATGACTGGTCCAACTGGCCTTATCTTCGCAATGCGTGCTCGTTACGCTTCGCAATCAGGTACAGAAGCATTCTACAACGAAGCAAACACAGGCTTCTCGTCGTCACCACAGGGCAACTCGACAGTTAACCTTCCTGGTTACCGTCACGTTGGTACAGTACCTGGTTCGACTTCGGCTACTGCAAACCTTGCTGAATCAAACACCTACAACTACGTTAAGGGCGTTAACACAGCATTCGCAGAAGCATGGGGCAACTCATCTGTATCGATCCCAGAAATGGCATTCTCGATCGAGAAGGTTTCGGTCACAGCTCAGTCACGCGCTCTGAAGGCTGAATACTCGCTAGAACTGGCACAGGATCTTAAGGCAATTCACGGTCTGGATGCTGAAACAGAACTAGCAAACATTCTGCAGACCGAAATTCTTGCTGAAATCAACCGCGAAGTAGTTCGTACAATCAACGTAACCGCTGAAAAGGGCGCTACTGACGGTACTACAACTGCTGGCGTATTCGACCTTGACACCGACTCAAACGGTCGTTGGTCGGTTGAAAAGTTCAAGGGCCTTATGTTCCAGCTGGAGCGTGAAGCTAACCAGATCGCCAAGGGTACCCGTCGTGGTAAGGGTAACATCATCATCTGTTCGTCGGACGTTGCTTCGGCACTTCAGATGGCTGGTGTTCTTGACTACGCTCCTGCTCTTAACTCGAACAACCTGAACATCGACGACACAGGTAATACCTTCGCAGGTGTTCTGAATGGTCGTATGCGCGTTTACATCGATCCATATACCACAGGTAACTACCTGACAGTTGGCTATAAGGGTTCGAATGCATTCGACGCCGGTCTGTTCTACTGCCCATACGTTCCACTACAGATGGTTCGTGCAGTTGACCAAGACAACTTCCAGCCAAAGATCGGCTTCAAGACTCGTTACGGTATGGTAGCCAACCCATTCGCTGACGGCACTTCAGAAGGTCTTGGTGCTCTGACTAAGGACTCGAACAAGTATTACCGTCGTGTAATCGTTTCGAACCTGATGTAATAATTATAAAAGTTGTTACAAACTTGAGAGGGGGCTTCGGTCCCCTCTCTTTTTGTCTGATAAATATAGTAAAGCAATTAGAGAGTAAACTATGGCGGTTAATGACCAACCTACAAACCGTAACTACCTTTCACCGGTAGGTTATCGCTTCACTCTTAAGAGAGCTCCTAACGTCGAGTTCTTTGTTCAGAGAGTATCTCTACCTGGCTTAGCGCTTCCTGTTGTAGACAGGCCTACACCGTTCGTTCGTATTCCGGAACCTGGCGATCACTTAGACTTCAACCAGCTCTCGGTGACCTTCAAGGTAAACGAAGATCTAGACAACTACCTCGAGATCTTCAACTGGATGATTGCTATGGGTAAGCCAGAGAAGTTCGAGCAGTATACGTTCGACCCTAAGCAGTCGTTTAATAATCCTAAAGAAACGCTTAAGTCAGATATCACTGTTAATATACTAACAAGTGCAATGAATGGCAACTTCGAATTCACTTGCCGTGATTGCTTCCCTATCTCACTATCAGAACTTGAGTTCGATTCCACGGTCACCGATATCAACTACATCGAAGCTACTGTGACATTCGCTATTAGAGATTATACCATTCAACGCAGTTAACGCTTGATTTATTTACTGAATGGCCTATAATCAACTATGTGACCGATTAAGAATAGGATTGTTATGAAGCTTGAACAAATACATGAGATGTGGAGCCAGGACTCTAAGATCGATCATACCGAACTTAGCCATGAAGCTCTGCGTATTCCACAACTACATCACAAATATCTGCAAGTCTTTACTCATGAGAGGCTAATCCTCCGTAAGTATGAGACTGATCTGAAGCGCCTTCGTCTCGAGAAGTACGAGTTCTATACACAAGGACCTACTCCGGAGACACAAGAGAAGGGCTGGAAGCTCCCTCCTATCGGGCGTGTTATTAAGTCAGACGTCGGCAACTATGTCGACTCTGATACCGATATCATTAACCTTACACTTAAGGTAGGTATGCAACAAGAGAAAGTAGAGCTTCTCGATAGTATTATTCGCTCGCTAAATAACAGAGGTTATTTGATCAAGTCAGCGATTGACTTCGAGAAGTTCAAAGTGGGTATGTAATGGAAAGAGTACATCTGCAATACGTTAACGCGGTACACTGTAAGGTAGTCACTGAACCGGCTGTCCTTATGGAGCTTTCAGACCGCTTTACGTTCTTTGCAGATGGCTACCGTTTCTCTCCTCGCTACAAAGCACGCGTATGGGACGGTAAGATTCGTCTTATCAACCGCCTTACAGCTACATGCTATGCTGGTATGGCTAAGCTTATTAAGAAGTTTTGCGATGATCGCGGCTACCAGTTTACCTTCGATAAGCAGTTCGTCTATGATAACGTATCTCTGAATGAAGTGCAAGAGTTTGTTGATAGTCTAAAGCTACCTGAGCACATCGTTCATAGAGACTATCAGATCGAATCTGTAGCTAAGTGTCTTCGCTCTAAGAGAAGAACGCTTGTATCGCCTACCTCTTCGGGTAAGTCTTTGATGATTTATATCATCAGCGAATGGTATAGACGAAAGCAGGGTACTAAAGCTCTTATCATCGTACCTACTATCTCACTTGTACGTCAGATGGAAGGTGACTTCAGAGAGTATGGCTTTAAGGGCAAGTTTAACCTCTCTACAGATAAGCTCGATAAGTCTAATGACGGTGACTATGATGTCTGTATCACTACATGGCAGTCGCTAGATAACGGCAAGACTAAGATGCCTAAGGCTTGGTATCAACAGTTCGATGTTGTTATCGGTGACGAAGCTCATACTTGCAAAGCAGCTTCTCTTGTTAAGATCCTTTCTAATCTCGAGAACTGTCACTATCGCTTTGGTACTACAGGTACTCTAGATAACTCTACGCTTAATACGATTACTATCGAAGGTCTCTTTGGACCACAGTTTAAGGTAGTTTCTACCAAGGAGCTGATGGAGCAGGGGCACGTAACTAATCTTAAGATCAAGTGTATTGTGCTTAAGTATCCAGAAGATGTCTGCAAAGACGTTAAAGGTAAAACATACCAGGAAGAGATTGACTTCATTACTACTTATGAAGAACGTACAAAGTTTATCAAGAACCTGGCACTATCGCTGAAAGGTAATAAACTTGTATTCTTTAGGGTTATTTCTCACGGCAAAGCCATATCTGATTCCATACGCGATAGCAGCGATGCTAACGTTTTCTATATCGATGGTTCTGTTTCGGGAGACGACAGAGAAGCTATTCGACATGCCGTCGAAGATGAAGAGAATGCTATCATCGTGGCTTCGCTCGGTACTACGTCGACAGGGGTGAGCATTAACAAGCTGCATCATATGATTGCAGCATCGCCGTCTAAGTCTAAGATCAAAGTGCTTCAGTCGATTGGTCGTATGCTACGTAAGCACAATACAAAGCAAGAAGCGGTACTCTATGACATCGTAGATGATCTATCGTACAAGACTCATCAGAACTTCACGCTTAAGCACTTTATCGATAGAACCAAGATCTACGAGAACGAACAGTTCGATTTCAAAATTTATAATGTAGGAATCAAGTAATGGCTATTACACTATTGAAGCTAATCACCGGTGAAGATGTCATCGGTGATGTTATTGAGGTGACTGAATTCAGCGTATCTGTTAAGCTACCGCTAAAAGCTCATACAACAATGCAGGATGATATTCCTGCTGTACAACTAGTTCGTTATATGCTGCTAGGGGAGCTAGGAGACCTAGTAGACTTCAACAGCGAGCATATACTTGCTATGACAACTCCCATGCAGAAAGCGCTTGATTATTATAACAAGATAGCCGATAACATGGATAGTGGTACACGTAGTGTCGAAAAGGCGCTCGATGGCACACATCCAGGTTTCTCAGAGTACGATGATATCACCGTAGAGGAGCTCATCGATCTCATGACAGGTAAAGCGACGATTCAATGACAGCAAAAAGACAATCAGTACACTATGTAGACAACAAACGTCTATACGGCGAGATGATTCACTTCATCAACGACTGCAAACGGGCTGGCAAAGCTGAAGAACAGCGACCGAAGGTACCTGAGTATATTGGTCTCTGTATCTACAAGATTGCTACAAAATTAGCTACGAAGCCTAACTTTGCCTCGTATACATATAAAGATGAGATGATTGCGGATGGCATCGAGATTTGTATTCGATACATTCATAACTTCGATCCGGATAAGTCGAATAACCCATTCGCTTACTTTACGCAGATCATCTACTTCGCGTTTTTACAACGCATTCAAAAAGAGAAGAAGCAACAATACATCAAGGCCAAGTCGTTTGAGAACTCAGCGATTATGAATCAGCTTGTTGATTCACCAGACTCTGAGCACTATAGTGGCTTCTATACTATAGATAGCGCTCGCACGGCTGAGCTCGAAGAGAAGATTAAGCCTAAGAAGTATACTAAGAAGCCAAAGGCTAAAGGCATTGAGAAGTTCCTAGGAGAGGAAGATGAAAGCTAATATCCCGCCTCTAATCGTACAATACCGAGATAACATGTTTGATACTACAACTAACTTTTCTATCAGACATAACTATCGCATGACACTAGAAAACATTCGTGATTACTGCGACCGTGCTATCAACGAGTATGATCGTAAACAAAAGGTTCGTTAATGAAAGTAGCTATTCTCGGGGATACCCACTTCGGAAGTAGAAACGACCATCAGGCGTTTCATGACTACTTCGAGAAGTTCTATAATGATGTCTTCTTTCCGACGCTTAAAGAGCGCGGTATTAATCAGATTGTTCAGCTAGGCGATCTGTTTGATCGCCGTAAGTATGTTAACTTCTATACGCTCAAGCGTTCGAAGGAATACTTCTTCGATAAGCTAGTATATAACGATATCTACATGCATGTGTTTGTAGGTAACCATGACACCTACTTTAAGAACACGAACGAAGTTAACTCGCCTGAACTGCTGCTTCAGGACTATAGACGCAACGTTAACGTACATTCTGAGCCGAGCGATGTCTGGCTCGAGCATCTTAAAGTAACTCTGCTACCCTGGGTATGCTCGGGTAACTATGAGCAGTGCATGCATCATATCGAACGTACAGATGCTCAGATTCTGTTCGGACATCTAGAGCTAGCCGGCTTCGAGATGCATCGTGGTGCTGTTAACGATCACGGTATGGACGTTAAGCCATTCGATAAGTTCGATATGGTCATCTCAGGTCATTATCACCATAAGTCGTCTAAGGGTAATATCCACTATACGGGTACGCCGTATGAGATGACCTGGTCTGACTATAACGACCCTAAGGGCTTCCATATCTTCGATACTGAGACGCGTGAGCTGGAGTTCATTCAGAATCCATACAACATGTTCCAGAAGTGGTTCTATAACGATGAGTCGTTGACGCTAGAAGAGATCAATAACCTTCCTTTCGAGAAGGCTAAGGATTCCTTCGTTAAGATCGTCGTAAAGAACAAGAACAACCCTTACTGGTTTGACATGTACGTCAATAAGTTTGAGAAGGCTGGCGCTCTAGATATTCAGGTCGTAGATGACAATCTTAACTTGCAATTAGAAGACGATGAGTCTATTATTGATGAAGCTGAGGA